CTACAACCGCCGCCAAAATTGTTCGAGACAAGACCCCCGCAGAAATCGCCAAAATCCGCGAATTGACCACAAAATCCATGGTGTCGGAAAACATCCAAAAAACCACCTCCACCCTAGAAAAGGTGTATCTCGGCAAATTCCCCATCATGGTTCAATCCGACTTTTGTATCCTCGGCGGATTAACCAAAGACGTCCGCTTCCAAATGGGCGAATGCAGAAACGACATCGGCGGTTATTTCATCATTGACGGCAAAGAAAAAGTAGTTATCCCACAGGAAAAATTCGCCGACAATATGCTCTATATCAGAAAAGACACCAATGACCTGTATTTATACTCCGCTGAAATCCGCTCCGTCTCTGAAAACGTCTCGAAACCCATCCGAACACTCTCTGTAAAAATAGTGGCACCCACACCCAGCTACAGTAATCTGAATATTGTAGTGAATATCCCGAATGTCCGAAAACCGGTGCCTCTGTTCATCGTGTTTCGTGCTCTCGGCATTTTGTCCGACAAGGATATTATTACCATGTGCCTCTATGATTTAGACAAATACAGCGGCATGTTAGACACATTTATACCTTCTGTTCATGAATCAGGTGGTATTATGACCCAAGAAACCGCCCTGGATTTCATCGCCGTTCTCACCAAAGAAAAAACAACCGCCATGGTTTTATATATTCTGTCGGATTATTTCCTACCTCACATCGGCGAAACCAATTTCATACAAAAAGCATATTATTTAGGTCATATTGTCCGAAAACTGCTCAATGTATCCATGGGCATTGAGAACGAAACCAACCGCGACAATTTCAAATTCAAACGAATTGAAACTCCTGGTTCTCTTATCTCTGATTTATTTCGTGAATATTACAATCTCCAACAAAAAGCAGTGCATCTGTCTTTAGAATCTACTCTGTATTACAACCAACAAGAATATGAGAACAACCTCGCGAAACTCATCCAAGACAAACGGTCTGTGTTTGAAGATAAAGACCATCGTCAAGTCGACAGTGGATTCAAAAAGGCATTCAAAGGAAACTGGGGCGCAAAAACACACACCAAACGTATTGGGGTGGTCCAAGATATGAATCGTCTGTCACACAATACCATGTTGAGTCATCTCCGCAAAACGAATTTACCGCTGGATTCCAGTGTGAAACTCGTTGGTCCCCGTGTTCTCCACGCCTCACAATGGGGGTATTTTGACCCGATTGATACACCGGATGGAGCCAACATTGGATTACATAAACATTTATCGATTTCTTCCTATATTACGAAAGGATATTCACGAGAACCATTGATAAAATGGTTGCGTGAAAAAGTGAAACTCAAATTTGTAGAAGAATGCCCGATTGTTCTCCTTGCACAATATACTAAGGTGTTTGTCAATGGATTCTGGGCGGGGATGGTGGAGGACCCGGTTCAATGCACCTATTATATGAAATTGTTTCGTCGAAATGCGCTGTTGCCCATTTATACGAGCGTCTCGTTCGATATCAAACAGAATACGATTTTTATTTATACGGACGAAGGGCGTCTCACTCGTCCCATTTTTTATAGGGATAATGCGACTGTCGCTGCTCATGCTGCTGATGCTGATGCCGCTGATGCAGCAACCGCTACAGCTTCTACTGTCGCAAGCGCAAGCGCCGTCGGCTTCTTTTTCGCCTCGGAAAAGAACGCCATCCGTCGACAAATCGAGAGCGGCGATTTCACCTGGCAACAACTCATCACAGGATTCAATGAAAAGAAGGCAACCGCGGAGTTCCATCCAAAGAAACTCAAAATATATGAACTGTATGACCTATATGAAGGCGTCGACAAAGAGATTAACCCCGCGAAACTTGACCGATTCCTCACCAAAAAAGCAGTCATTGATTACGTGGATACCAGCGAAAGCGAAGACATTTATATCGCAGTCAACAAGGAGGTCCTACAACAAACCTCTGAAAAATACACTCACATGGAAATTCATGAATCCCTCCTATTTGGCATGATGTGTAATCTCATTCCTTTTCCACACCACAACCCGGCGACACGTAACTCGTTTTCTTGCGGACAGAGCAAACAAGCGGTTTCGATGTATCACACGAATTTTCCTGTAAGAATGGATAAATCGGCGGTAGTTCTCGCCAGCCCACAGATACCCCTCATTAAAACCCGATACATGGATGTTATTAATGGTGAAGAGAACTGTTACGGTGAAAATGCGATTGTTGCGATTATGTGTTATACTGGTTACAATGTGGAAGATGCGGTTCTCATTAATGAGGGGTCGTTGAAACGCGGTCTACTTCGAACAACTTATTATTCTACCTATGAAACCCATGAAGAAAAAACGAAAAACTCTCGCGATGTTCTCGAAACAGAAACTCTTTTTACGAATATTGAAAACTCGGAGAACATCATTGGGACCAAACCCGGGTTCGAATACAACCATCTGGATGAAAACGGTATTGTTAAAGAAGGAACCGAATTACACGATAAAATGGTGGTCATCGGGATGTCGTCACTGGTTGACCCCAAGAGTGCTCTGCGCGTGGATGCATCGAAGGTCCCGAAAAAAGGGCAGCTCGGTATTGTGGATAAAACCTTTATTACGGAAGGTGAAGAGGGCGAGCGCATTGCCAAGGTGCGTGTGCGTGAAATTCGTATTCCGGCAATTGGAGATAAGATGGCGTCGCGTGCAGGACAGAAGGGAACCATCGGAAACATTATACCGGAATCCAATATGCCATTTACTCGCGACGGTCTGCGTCCCGATATTATTATCAACCCACATGCGATTCCATCGCGTATGACCATCGGGCAATTTGTCGAATGCATTACCGGCAAAGCGTGTTCTATTCTCGGGTGTTTTGGTGATGCGACTGCATTTAGCACGATGAAAGCAGGTGAACTCAGTGATGTGCTCGTGCGCTCCGGTTATCATTCCAGTGGTAATGATGTATTATATAATGGTATGACCGGAGAGCAGTTGGAAGCCGAAATATTCATGGGTCCGACCTATTATATGCGTTTGAAACACATGGTGAAAGACAAAATCAATTATCGTGCACGAGGACCCATGACATCTCTTACAAAGCAACCTGTGAGCGGAAGGGCTAACGACGGAGGGCTTCGTATAGGTGAAATGGAACGTGATAGTATTATTGCACATGGTGCGACGAATTTCTTGACAGAATCCATGATGGAACGCGGTGACAAATATTATATGGCGGTGTGTAATCAAACCGGAATGTTGGCGATTTATCATCCGGAACAGAATTTGTTTTTGAGTCCCATGGCGGATGGTCCAATACAATTTGTAGGGTCGGTTGCGGAAGGAAACATGTCAGTGGAGAACATTACAAAACACGGACGGAGTTTCAGTGTGGTTCGTATTCCATATACTTTTAAATTATTGATGCAGGAGATGATGTGTGCCAATGTAGCGATGCGTATTCTTACAGATGATAATATTGAGCAAATAGAGAACCTGTCGTTTTCTTCTGGAGCAGAATCCACTGCAATTGTCGAAAATATTCGCACGATGTTACGAGGGGAAAATCGCGATAAAGAGCGCAACTTAGTGAAAAAATTGCTTGCCGAGACAAGTCCTGATGCTAACGCCATTGCGGCGGTTGCAGCCGTTCCTATGATAGATGAATTTGGTCGTTTTATTCCAACATCACCGAATACACCACCACCTCCTCCCGAAATGTTTGCACCAAGGTCACCCTCTGGGACACCTCCTCCTCTATCGCCTGTATATACCACCGACACTCCTTTGCAGTTATCACCCTATGATGAATTTGGCAGAGAAGGGGAATATCCCTCACCAGAATATGCAACTACAGAACCAGCAGTCATGGGTGGCGGCGGAGGTGGCGGATACCAACAGGGAGCACTCGTATGTCGCAGAGGAGTTCCATCTACAGAGACAAACAACCTATGGCAAGTGAAAAATGCGGGACCTGAATTTACGACCATTATAAGACATAGTGATAGCGGTAGCATTAGCGGCGCATTTGGTGGAGAAGAAATTCTGGTGGTAGATAACAATGAGATTTTTCCATATCAAGGACATTCAGTTCAAACATATCCACAGTATCCGCAATATCCAGCTGACCCATTTCTCACAGAAAATTTATTAGCACGAGAACAGCCTATGGTAAATCCATATAAACCACCTGATATAAATCTAACGGTTATTAGTGGAAATAATAATAAAGTTGACGGGGTTCCAGTGTCATCTGGAACGAATAGCTCTCAATCCCCTATACAAGGAGGGTCTAACACAAGTTCTACTGTAAATGAATCGGTAAGTCATTCAGAACCAGAAAAAAAAGAGAACATACCAGCAACCGCAGATAAAAAAGGAGGAGGAGTATTGGATTTTCTCACGGGCGGATTTTTGATTAAAAAGACTGGATAATACCTCACTATTGGAAATAATATCAATTTAAAAAATATTATTATGAATAATATTTGTTATACTGGATTGAATACATTAAACATAGGTAATTATATAAAAAATCTATTTGCCATATTTTTATTCATCGTCTATAGAAATGCATGTCAAAACCGCAACGGTTAATTTATCAAACATAGAATCTTCAATATTACCTGTTTCATATTGCTGTTCAATGCATTTATGAAAAATATAAAATACTTGTTTGCCAAACAAAATTGTGAACATCTCGTAATTGATGTCATATTGAGTTGTTATTATATTTCCATATAACTGTGTAATACGAGTTATAATTTCGCCATTCAGCTCTTTGAATTTCACATTTTCATTCATTTTCACTAATAGTTTTTTAAATTCTCTTATCATGTTATCATCTAAAATCTCGTTTGAATGAAATACTTGTAACAGCTCATTACAATATAATTTATCGCAAAAATATTCTAACTCGGAAGGAGGTTTATATCCTTTATATTTATCATACAATCTGAATATTTCGTTATTGACAATATGGTATGTTAATTCAATATTGATGTTATACATAATATAAAAGTATATATTTTTTTATTATGTTTTACCCAGTTTGATTTCGTGTATTATACAAAATATATTTCAATTCTTCTTTTAAAACTTTGTATTTTGTATTATCTTGATCCTCAAATTCTTCCAAAATATTATTCATTTTTTCTATATGATTACTTTTTAATCTTTTGGCTACGTTTTCGTTTTGTAGGAAGGATTGAATATCATTTATTCTTTCAAAAATCAAATTATTCAACACATCATTTTTATCACATGCATCAAATTGTTTTGTAGCATCATCATATATATATGCAACATTGTTTTGTAAATTTGTAATCTTACAGTTACGAAATTGTGGATATTTTGTGTAAACATGTTTTACCATATATTTGATACTTGAATACAATTTTTTTATTATATTTACTTGTTCGTCGATTGATAAGAATTCGTGTAAATTTTCACATCCTAATTGAACAATTGGTTTTTTGTTAGCATTATTAGAATCAGTATTTGCATTCGTAGTATCCTGAACTATAGCATCCTCATTTGTTTCATCAGTAGTATTTGTATTAGTAATATTATCATACAATTTATTAGCATATTTCAAAAAATTTTTCATATCTTCAGGAGCCAATTCTTTGAAATAGTTTTTGAAAAAAGTAAAATTTTGGTTATGATTACAAGAATTCTTTTTTTTTGGGGACAATATATGATACCAATAATTTTCTCTTTCGATAGCTTCTTTACGAGAACTGCAGTGAAATTCTTCAATGGATTCCATTTTCCAATTGTTCCAGCCACCATTTGTATTTATCAATACAGATAATCTATCTGTTGGTTTTTCAGTAAGATTTTTTTTGTGTAAATTTTTTTTAACGTCGAAATTAGTTGTTGACCCAACATAATAATCATTTGTTGATTCATTCAAGCAGTAAAATTTATAAATGGTTAATTTATTATAGTCTTTTCTTGACATATATATATCTATTATAAATTAATCTCCTAAACTTTATAAAAATTTATAAATTTTTATATTACTTTATAAAAATTTATAAATCGCGAATTAATAAATAATATATCAATTCTATATTACAGCATACCGAATGTGAAAAATATAATTATTAATACAATATTTATATTTCAGTGTCAAAAAATCTAATAAAAATATGCAGAGAGAGAGAGGAAGGTTGAAAATATATTCTGTAAAAATATAATAAATAATTGGAATGAAATGTCTATTTATGACCCCGTATTACACTAGGTATTTTATGTAAGATAATTCTACAGAATAAAATTCATAAATAAAGGAGGGGAAAATGTATGTGAAACGAAATGTAGACGGTCTTAGGGGGAATGCGAAGTGGAGGCACATATGTAGTGTAAACGGAGCAAAAGGGAGGGGGTCTTAGGGGGAACCGTAGGTGCCCCTAAAGTTCACGAACAAACACAGTATTGCCACGACCTGCGTATACATGGTGGTCAAAACATGTGTTATGGTACCAGCAGTCCTCGCCGCAAAATAATATCACACGATTCGGTTCATACACAGAAGAC